TGTTGTATTTGCATAATTTCTTGTTTTATTTTTCTACTTGATTTTCTAGCACGACTAGATCTATTTACATATTTTACCATTTCTTTTCGAAAAGAAGAACGTCTAGATGGTTTTCTTGTTTGTCTTCTAGTTTTTCTAGTAAGACTAACATAACCTTTAGGTACATCAAATATGCTTAGTTTCTTTGACTCTTGTCCTTCTAATAAATTATTAAATCCAATAGTATCTCTATAATCACCAGAATTTGGAATATATACCATTTATATAACTTTAGTTAAAAAATTTTGTAAGCATAGCATTATCTTTTTACTAATAATTTTATCTAATTCAAATTCTTTTCTATCTTTTTCAATATAATTAAATAAAAGTAAATCTTTATCTTTTAATTTTAAACGCTTCATAATTATTTCATTTGATAAATCATATACATAAGGTTGTTCTACTTTTACATAAACTACATTTGATACATCCATACCAGGATAATATGTATCATCTACAAAACATATTTGTGTATTTACTGGCAATTTAGCACATGTAATTAGATCAGTATATGATTTTTTATGTGAAGTTCTACTTAATTCTACTTTTTTACCATTGATTTTAAATGCACTAATAATTTTATCAAATAATGGATATTTCAACTTATTTTCAAAATAAATTTTTATATATTGTATCCATTTTTCAGAAGAAGATTGATTATTTGTATAAATCATTACTTTATTACAAATAAAATCTTCTTTTTGTCGTTTTAGATACTTTAAAATTGTTAGCATATGTGGTCGTATAAATTCAGGGAATAAATCTAATAACATATCAAAAGTATCTTGGTTTTGATTTTTGGATTCTATCATTTTCCATATTTTTCCCAATTTAGAAAAATATCCTAATGTTTCATCCACATCAAATACCACGATTTTTTGTTGCATAAAATATTCATATATTATATTATGTCATCACCTTCATCCATGAAATTAAATAAAACAGATTATACAACTATTTTAAAATATTACAATTTACCTATTCCAAAACACGCTTCTACTTTAAAAAATAAAGCTGAACAAATATTATCTGAAAAATTATGCCGATGTATTAAAAAAGTGGGCAATGCTATTAAATCAGAACCTAAAGCTATTGGTGTTTGCACTCGTAATATATTTAAGAGAAAAGGTTTAAAGCGCGGAAAATTTACATGCCGAAAGAATGGTCAAAAGAATGGTCAAAAGAATAGTCAAAAAAAGAATAGTCAAAAGAATGGACAAACTATACAAATCAGTAAATAACCCCCAAAAAAGTAGATATAAGAAAACAACTTAAAGAAACTTCGGCACCTATTTCTCTAAATAATCTAGAGCTTCTAAAAGAACCTGTTCTTGTCCTGACAATTTTTGAAATATCATTAATTCATCTGGATTCAAATGATAATATTTATGTGCAAAATTCTTGCATACTAGTGCAATTCCTTTATCTGTAATTTTAATATCGCATATAATACCACCTTGAGTTAAATGTATATTTTCTGGATCTGCTAGTGGTATCCACCTAATAAATGCTCCTATTTTAAGATCATTTAGTTCATCTATATAACGATATTGTTTTAGTTTAGTCAAATAATCTTTAAATATATCTTTCTCTAATTCCAATTCGCTGAGCATATTGTGTGTCATCTCTTTAATCTTTTTATATGACATATTAATAATTTGTTCATTGGCATCATTATCTAGCGCTTTTAATAAAACATTGACATCCATATTTTATTAAAGGAGAATTATCTTTAAGCAAATCCTCTTTCATCTTGCAACTAGTTTATACTATAATAATAAAATTGATTTAAATATAAAATATTACAATATATTATAATACCTAAAAATGCCTAAAATCAGTTGTGAAAAGTGCGGTAAAGAGTTTAATAATAAATCTAATTATACACAGCATCAAAAAAGAAAAACCCCTTGTGTTAATGAAAGTAAAATAAAAGAAATTATTGAAAAATCAGTTGAAGAGAAATTTACTAAATTATGCTCTTTAAATGAAAATATAGTTATTATGCCATCCGTAGCTGTAACTGTAGCTGGATCAACTAATACTATTGACACAGCTACTTTTGATGAAATAAAAAAATATTATGACGACACTTTAAATAATGATAAAAGCACTTATAAATCAAGCAATGATGAACCAACACCTATTGATTGTATAAGTGAAATGATTAATAAAATTCCAGTTGAATTATGGAGTAGACAAGATTTATCTATATTAGATCCGTGTTGTGGTAATGGTAATTTTAGTATTCCAATTTTATTTGAATTAATGAAATATCATGATAAACAAACCATTTTGGAAAATATATTAGAATTTAATGATATTAATGAAAGTAGATTAGATAATGTTCGTAAAGTATTTTGTAATGAAAAATATAATTTACAAGTAACTAATAATGATTTTATTACATTTAATACTTCTAAAAAACGTGATTTAATTGTTGCCAATCCTCCTTTTGCAAAATTATTAGAAAATGGAAAAAGAGCATCCAAAAATCACAACTTAATTAAAGATTTTATTGAAAAAGCATTATCTCAATTGAAACCTAATGGATATTTATTATTTATTACTCCAGATAATTGGATGTCATTTGCTGATAGAAATGTATTAATTGAAATAATTACTGGATTGCAAATAATACATTTAGATATACATACTGCAAAAAAATATTTTAAAAAAATCGGGTCTAGTTTTACTTGGTATATAATTCAAAATTCTGCATTTTATAAAAATATTAATGTTTCTGGTATATGGAAGAAAAAAGAATATACTAGTTCTGTTGTATCCAAACCACGAAAGTATATTCCATTATTATATAATCAACTAGTTCAAGACATATTATCAAAAACAATAGATAATATAGCTTTAAAAAAATTTGAGATTAAAACAAGCAGCGATTTACATAAATATACAAAAGCAGAATTTATTAATGATGTAGAAACTGATGTATACAAATATAAATTAATACATACACCTAGTCAAACTGTATATGCTTCAAAACCTCATAAATTTCAAGAAGGATTTAAAGTATTCATTTCTACAACAGACAAATATAAAGTTTTTATAGATAACTGTGGAATGACCCAATCTATCGTATTTATATTATGTGCTAATGAAGAAGAAGCAAAAAAATATGTGCAAATATTACAGCACCCCTTATATGTATTTATAAATAATATTTGCCGTTGGGGAAATTTTAATAATATACGAATATTACAAAGTTTTCCTATACCTGAGTTGGGTGATCAACAAAAAATTTATGATTATTTTAATATTACAGAAGAGGAAGCAAATTACATTACTACTAATTGCTAGCTATTACAAACAATTTGAACCAAATATTGGCGGTATATTATGATTGCTTTTACTATATTTTTGAAATAATTGGGTCTCTAATGGTCTCATTACATATGGCATCATTTCTATTTGATTTCCTGATAAATCAGTTATAGATATTTTTTCTTGTATTTTATTGTAATATGTGAATTTACTTGTATATCCTTCAGCTAATGCTTTTTTTATAAATCTTTGAAACCATTTATTTGTTAGCGAGCCTGTTTCATGATTTCCTCCACCAAAACTACAAATTCTTTTAAACATTCCTTGGCTTTCAGCAAATGATCCTAATTTAACAATATAATTAATCTCATTTTTACAAATTGTCAATGCATATAACCCTTGGACTTCGAATGGAACACAATTTGTCGACTTTACACAATTATTTATATTTTCTAAATCGCACGTATTTACAAATAACTCTTGCAAGCACGGGTTGTCCTCTAAAAATATATTCAATGGAAGACAAATACCGATTGCTATTAATTCATCTATATTTACATTTTTTTCTAATATATTTTTGACTTCTAATTCAAGTCCAATATTGGCATCTTTTATAATATGTATTTGCTGGTCAATTGTTAATGTATCTAATTTCATTTTTATCTCGCTAACTAAATCTTTTTTATTTTTATTTTTATTTGTTTGTTTACATGGCTTACCTGATTTATCTAGTTTTATATCTTCTTTATAAATAGATATTTCTAATATACCCGCTAAGGGTTGCAATTCTTCTTTTACATTTAATTTTTCAATTCGACTACTAATTGATGATTTAATTAAGTCATCAAAAGGATTAATAATGTTCACTTCTAATTCAGTTTGTTGGATTGTTATTTCAGTCATTTTATATGTTATAATTTAAATTAGTATTTAATTTTTACTTCAATTTTTTTATAAATTATGAGCGCATTTGCTTTAAAAATTTGATCCAAATGCACTACCCCCGAGAGCTTCGTTTGCAGCCATTATCATGCTCTCGCCAAATCCACCAGGTGTTGCTGCACC